ATTGAATCAAATTGGATGGCATTTCAAAAACATCAGTTTGAAGAAACGTTTAACGACTATCCTGAGTCAGCGTCTAACAACGCAAAGAAAGCTATTAAATACAAAGAAGAGAACAACGTTGATTGTGGAACTAGAGTCGGATGGACTAGAGCGAGACAGTTGGCAAATAAAGAGAACATCAGTTGGGAAACGATAGGTAGAATGGCTTCTTTTAATAGACATCAACAGCATAAAGACGTACCTTATGACGAGGGTTGTGGTGGTCTTATGTGGGATGCTTGGGGTGGTGCTTCAGGCATTAACTGGGCAATTAATAAAATGAAAACAAAAGACAAATACAATCAACAGTTTTCAATTCAGGACGAAGAAAAAAGAATTGTAAGCGGTTACTTTATGAAAGCCGATTTACCTATTATTAGACTTAACGATAAAAACGAAAAGTATTATGTTGTATTTAGAAGAGAGACAATAGAGAAAATAGTAAATAAATTCTTTAAGAATGGTCTAAACGCTAACGTCAATTTAATGCACGACAACAACCTACAGGCAAAAGGTGTTTATGTTATAGAGTCATTAATAATAGATTCTAAACGAGGGACAAAAGCTCCTGAAGGTTTTGAAGATGCACCTGACGGAAGTTGGTTCGGTTCAATGAGAGTCGAAAACGATGAAGTTTGGCAAATGGTAAAAGACGGAACGTTCAAAGGCTTTTCAGTTGAAGGAATGTTTGGTCAGGATAAGACTGTAAAATACCCGACTAACTTAATTAAAAAGATTAGAGACGTAGTAAAGAGATATAAAGAAAATTTAAAATAAATAACACTTACGTTCAAAAATTGAAATATTTGTTATATATACTTAATATAAAAAAGTTTTATTATGAATGAATTAAAAGAATTGTTTAACGACATCAAAAGCATTTTCAAAAACGAAGGCGTTGAAGTTGAAGCAAAATCTGAAGTTCAGACAGAAACCACCGAAACGGAACAAACGGAAGTAAGCGAGGAGACTGTAGAGTCTACGACTGAAAAGTTTGAAGACGTAGTACTAGCAGACGGGACAGTCGCTCAAATTGAGCCTGAAGTTGTTGTTGGTGCTGCTGTTGTTGTTGAGGTTGAGGGAGAACTTTTACCCGCTCCAGACGGAGAACACGAACTTTCTGACGGTCGTAAGATTGTTACAGAGGCAGGTGTTATCGTTGAGGTTGTAGAGGTAGAAGAAGAAGAAGCTCCTGAGGTTGAAGCTGAAGAAGAAGAGGAAGCGGAAATGTCAGCACCTTTGACTGAGTCTCAAGAAAGAGAAGCGAAGAAAATTATTGAGAGCATTGTTACAGAAAGAGTTTTCGGAATGGAAGCTACGCTTTCTGAAGAGTTCACAGAACTAAAAAACGACATTGCAAACCTTAAGGAGTCTTTCGCTAAACTTTTAGGACTGACTGAAAAGCTATTAGTCGAGCCAACAAAAGAAGCTGTAAAGAAAAGAAGTTCAGCTTTTAAGGCATTAAAAAAAGAATCTAATAACGATATTATTAAGATTCTAAAATCTAAAAAAATTATTAACTAAAAAAAAATTAAATTATGAGTTTTGATGTAACTGCGTTACCCGCGTATACAGAACAAAATGCAATGGACTTAATAGTTAAGTCTGTAGCAGGAGGAAGATTAGCTGAATATGCTAATATTCAAGACGGTGTGAAAGGACCGACTACAATAAACATACTTTCAACAGACGTTGTTTTTCAAGCTGACGGATGTTCTAGAAGTGCAAGTGGTTCAACTACTTTATCTCAAAGAACAATTACTCCAGGAGCTGTAGCAATACACGAAGACCTTTGTAAAGAGTTATATTTTGCTGATAAAGTTGCTAAACTACAAAAAGCTATCGAAGTAGCTGACTGGCAAGGTGACACAGCTTCAGGAAATGCAAATTTAAACAAATACGATGGTCTTAATAAGATTATCGCTGCTGCTACAGCAGTTAACGGAAATCCAAGTGGGATTACTGTTGCAACTGGTATCACAAACGCTAACGTAATAGGTATTTTAACAGGTATGGCTGAGCTAACTCCTGAAGATATTATGGACGCTGATGACCTTAAACTATTTGTTGGAATGGACACTTTCTTAAAGTACCAAAAAGCAATTGCTGACGGAAACTATTTCCACTATGTTGTAGACGGTGACTTTACTGCTGAGCTTCCTTTAATTGGATTCCCAAACATTACAGTTTGTGCTACTCCAGGACTTACAGGTCTTTCAGGTGGTGAGTCTTTCTTAATGAGAGCTTCTAACATTTATGTTGGTGTTGATTTACCAAACGAAGAGTCTAACGATGTAAGGTCTTGGTATGATGACAACGACAGAATCTATAAAGTTACTATGGCTTTTAGAAGAGGTGTAAACGTTGCTTTCCCTGACCAAATTGTTGAATTTGTTTTAGCATAAGAATAAGAATTAAGGGAGTGTAAAAGCTCCCTTTTATTAACCCAACTGTTTGACAATCAGGCAGTTATAAAAAAAATTAATATGAGTTGTCCATTAGCTACAGGTTTTTCTAGAGATTGCTCCGATTCAATCGGCGGCATCGAAGAAATTCTTATATCAGAAAGGGACAATGTGTCAGCGTTTACAGTAGCGAATCACGACATTTCAGCAATCACACAAGTAGCAGCAACAAACTTCTACAAGTATGAATTAAAGAAAGAAGCGGGTTCTCTAACTTCAACGTCTACCATTGACCCAGTTGGCGGAACATCGTTTTACGATAATGTTGCCGCTTTCACAATAAATAAATTATCAGCCGCTAAATCGAACGAATTGCGTCTTATGATTTTAGCTCGTCTTTTCGTAATTGTAAAAGATAATAACGGCCTTTATTGGGCGTTAGGAGCAGACGCTTTCGCTGAAGGTTCTTCACTTGTTGCACAAACAGGTCAAGCTTTCGGAGATGCTAATCAGTATCAAATTGAAATTACTGATAAATCAAAATTTAGCTGTTACGGAGTTGACGCTTCAGTAATAGCAGGATTGACTATTGCATAATAGTTCTTTGTTGTTTGGAAGAGGGGGTGTTTTAAGTAGCATCTCCTTTTTTTTAAAAAAATAAGTTATGATAAAAAAACAATTTTTAGGTCACACACTACACATAAAAGGTTTTAAAGTAGAGGTAAAAGAAGAAAATATTAAACTACTTAAACAACTAGGAGCAGAGCATATCTTTGAAGAAAAGAAAAAGTCAAAAAAATGATAGTGCTAAATAAGAATCAAACTACTAATTTTGTGGCTACACTTTATGAGCTTAGTACTTTAACAAATCCAAATTATTTGTTTAAATTTACGAGCGACCAAACAAAAGTGAGTTACTTTACAATAATAGCAGACATAAGCACCAATAAGACTCGTTACAATGAGTTTAATTTTATTGAAGGTGTTGACGATGCTGTTAACGGTAGTTTAATCCTTGGAAAAGGTGGTTTTTATTCCTATGAGATTTTCGAGCAGGTTAGCTCTACAAACTTAGACCCGTCAGGGTTGACAAAAGTAGAAGAGGGAAAAGTAAAATTATTAGATAGCACATACACTCCGTCTTATACACAACACACAAACGCAACAAACACCAACATAGTTTACAATCCGTCATTATGAGCATTAAATTACTACCGTTAGATTTTGGAGGTTATGAGCTACCTCAATTTAAAGAATCAAAAAAGGGAGATTGGTATGAATACGGAACAGAAAGACCTTATAAAAATACTTATCCTGACTACTTAACTAAGTTATATAATGAAAGCTCAAAGCACAATCAAATAATTAACTCTAAAGTTAAGTTTATAGTTGGTCAAGGGTTTAGTATAGAGGGGAATTTATCGTTTAAAGAGAGAGCTTATATAGAGGGATTTTTAAGGATGCCTAACGAAGACGAAAACTTAGACGACTTACTTAGTAAATTAGCAAAGGATAAGAAGGTTTACGGAGGTTTTTCTCTACAGGACTTTTGTGATATTCGTTGCGGTGTTGATAATAATCTTTACTATTATACTGACGATTGGACTACTAGAAACCCTGAAAATAACGAAGATTTTAAAATATTAATGCAGTTCCCTTATGACGATACTGCAAAGAGTGACATTGATTACTTAATTTATTACAAAGAATATAGACCCGATGTAGGTGTCTACCCTTTGCCTGACTACGTTTCAGCAATACCTTATTTAGAGAGTGACGCAAAATGCACGAGATAGAGAGAAGATTTAAAAACTATGCTACAGGCTCAGATAATGCAGGAAAGCCTCTTTTGTCTTTCACAGACCAAGCTTCAGACCATCCTGAAATAATGCCTATTCCAGTAAACGGGCAAGATGAGAGATTTATAAACTTAAACAACCAAATAAGAGAAGAGATATTTACAGCTCACGGGGCATCTCAGTTGTATCAAAACTTACAGATAGACCCTGAGCAAAAGATATTTAATGAGTTAATTAACTCTATACTTAATTTTAACGGTGTTGTAGGTTCACCTGTTCACATTGTTAAGATTGAGCCAGTACAAAGACAATTTAGTGAGCAAACAGTTGTTAATGTGATGACACCTGACGAGATTAGAGAGAAGATAGGGTTAGCACCTTTAGAATTAGGGCAACAAGTGCAGATGAATAGCAGCGAAGATGAGATTATTTTAAGTCAATTAAAAGACACAGG